ATTATCAGTTCCTTCAACAAATTTTACACCACTACCAGTAGAAGCAGTTCCTACTGACCAAAATCTTTGTGAACCAACGAATATATTGGATTCCGTAGTGCCTGCACCAGTACCAATATATAAATCGTATCTGTCTGTCGTAAAACCAGGTTCACCTGCACTCAGAGCGGGCAGATCAGCAAAAGCACCCCTTTTAAACTGCAATACAGGAGAAACCATTTGTTATTGTTCTATTTTTATGTATTTATATTTTTAACACCCTCAAAAACTGCCATAATCAACCACACCATCAAATGTGCCGTCAACCAAATCTAAAATGGCAGATGAAGGAACGTGTATATATTCAGTTCCATTAAACATTAATAGTGTGTTTGTTGTTCTATCGTCAATATTAACATCAGTAACTTCTTGCATTCTGCCAAGAGCAGCAGCAGACTTATTTGATGCTACTACCTTAATAGCATTTTGCTGACCAACTCTTACCGTTGTTGTGTTGTTGTTAGTTTTTACTTTGATTGCCATTAGAATTTGGTTACTCCTACCCTAACTAGTGCAGTTCCTTCAACAACTCTACTCATTACTGAATATGGGTCAGTAATAACTACATCATAAACATACCTACCCTCTTTTAGTGCTGTTGTTTGTGAAGTGGACAAACCTATTTTTATTTTTCCTGTGCTTTCACTAAAAATTTCAGAAGTAAATGTAGTAACACCACTAGCACTGGGATGCTTTCTCATTTCCGCTTTAATACTATATCCAGATAGATTTAAGGCAGCGTTTGTTGTACTGTCCTCCAACTCATAAACCTGACTAAAGTCAGTTCCACCATTAATTGTTATATTAGTGACGTATACAGCAGACATTTTCTAATAGTCTTTTGTAACTATTTATCGCATCATCGTTGCAACAACTTCTTGTTGTTTAAGATATAGTTTGATATATGCTTTTGCACAATTTCTGAGTACATCAGGATCATCGCAATCGTCAAGTTCTCTTGACGACTTTTCATATTCAAACATCTTTGATATTGTTTCTAGTTCAATTTTGTCTGGATCCATTGATAACCTCCATGAGTAAGGATTTAATTTCATTAATGTCTTGTTTTATTTGATCAATTTCTTCCCTCTGTCTTTGTTTTTCAGATCTTAATCTAACATATTGTAAATATTCAGCAGTATTAGTATTTACAATAGCACCTGAGTTTTCACGAAACAGGTGCTTATGACCCTCAACTCTTTTCATTTTATGCTAAAGCGATTGCTCTGAGATCTCTGAATCTGGGTTGTTTTGCTTCATTTGTTCCGCTCATTACAAGTTTAATTCTAAAACCGTTAAATTGTTCTAAATTGTCAGCACTAAATTGATAATCTAAAAATTCACCTTCGTTGCTGGAAGGTACAAAACGATCTGGTCTTCCGTTATTTAATTTAGAATCAATTACAACATCTCCAAATCCATCATTATCATTATCTAAAAGATTATCATAACCTGGGAATAATTCGTAAGTTTGTTCAATTTCACTTGAATCAGATCTAATTAATTGATAAAGAACTCTGAAATCTGCAGACGAGTGACGATATGCTGAGATTAAAACTCTTAGGGAAGTTGCTGGTTGACTCAATAAAATTGGATTTGTAACATAAACTGACATATGTGGATCTTCTTCAACCTGTTTAACAACATTAGAATTAGCATAGTTGGAAATTGGTCTATTCAATCCAGATCTACTAACAGTAATACTAGGTTCTAATGTATTTGATATGTCTATTTGAGGAGACAAATTCGCATTATTAGATGTCATTGAAACTGAAAGTGTGAATGACTTATTCTTTGGTAAGGAAGTAAGTCTAACAGTCTCATTATCTTCGGATGCAATTAATCGAGTAGATTCTAAAGTATTGAGAACATCCAGTTCAACATTTTCAAAACCTTGATCAATAAACGATGATTCTGAACCAGAAGCACTAGTGCCTGATACCGTTCTAATTTGTGATGTAATTCTCGTTGCTTCTCCAGGAACTCTCACATTAAGATTTGGAATAATAGTGTTGAATTGAATATTTCTGGATGCAGAAATATCCCCACCTCCTACAGTATTTTCGTCAGTGAAACTTAACTGACTATCTCCTGTTGTTCTTGCACCACGACTAATCTGTAGATGATAAGTATCATAATCTCTCAATGATTTTAATGTTGTATTGGTTGGTAAATTGTGTTGCGTATTAATTTTTGTTAGTGATACTCCATTCAATTGGTAAGGGTAAACTAAATCACCAATACTATGATTCATAGATAATGAACCATCTACACCTCTAGTCCCAATTCCAAGAGTTCCTGAGCCATCGCCAGTACCAGCAGTAATAGAATCATAAAAAATAATTTCATTTTTTACTTTCAAATAACCTTGAGATGTGCTAATACCTTCAAAGGTGGAGAATCTTGTAGTATCTGCAACAGAAATTATATTTGTATTAATACCGATAGGTTGTGTTAATGATGCTGGTATTGTGTTTGGTTCAATTCCAGTAATAGAAACAATATTAGTATCCGAATGCATTCCATGATTTAAATGATTAACTTCAATAACTCTTCCGTCAAAGAGGTCACTAATTAGACTTGAACTTGTAACATGGGTACTTGCCATAGAAACTGCTGTAGACCCTTCATAATAAACTAAATCTTGACCTGTAGTAAATTCTTCACCTTGAACATTAGTCAAATATAGTGTATCTACATTGGTGACACTAGAGACTGTAATTTGAGCACCAGTTCCTTTTGATACATTGGCAGTTGTAATTCCAAGAATGTCACCTTCAGAATATCCAGATCCTGATGCGGTTATAGATGGATTTCCCGATACTTTACCTGCAGAAAATGTAACAGTACCTTGTGCTCCAGTTCCAGATCCTGTGATTGAATATAGAGGAACCCCAGTAAAAGTACCATTACTATATCCAACACCAACTAAGTTGGTTGTTGCATTTGCAGCTCCACCACCAACACCCTCAATAAATCCAGAAGCAGAAGAAGATAAAGTTCCATCGGCAACCTTCCTACCAATTGTCAAAATACTTGTCTGCAAAGTATTTGAATCAACTCCAACTTTTAATTTTCTTGGTAGAGTTCTAATTGAATCATTGGGCAATCTGTTTTCTAAATTTTCTGCTATTAAAGGATAGTTATAGAAATACGCAGTTCCGCCCGAAACAAAGGATGCTTTAGTTAACTTAAATTTCAAATCTTCTTCTTGACTTGCAGTCCAAACTGTTCCATTTTGTGATTTGTAAAGACTACCACCAGTATATGCCTGTGTGGCAATAATACTTTCAGCATCTGGTAGGTTTGCTACAGTAACAGTCCTTTCTCCCATTCTTGATACCCAAAGTTCATAATTAACTGAATTTGGTGACAATATTACTAAGGCATATTCAGTATCAGATTCCAAATAAATTGGAGATGGGAAAGTTATTGTTGTCCCAATAGAAGCATCTCTAGATGTTTCAATTTCACTAGGATCAACCTCTACAGTTGCATACTCCGAAACAAGAGTTCTTGTTGGTATACCAAGTTCAACTGTTCTAATTTCTATGTGTAGATTTTCTACTTCATCTTTATTTGCAAAGAACAATTCAACATCAGTTAAAAATGCACCATTTTCATCAACTGTAAATGTTTGTGCTAAAGGATCTACTCTTTGGACCTCCCTCACTATTACACGAGTTCTTGTAATTCTATCAACTCTTCCCGTAGCTGTGTAAGTTCCATCAGCACTACTGATCAATTTACTTCCACGCAGAGGTTGTATATTTGTAGAACTTGATGTCAATCTAAAAGTTTTTGCTCCAGTTGTAAATCTTCTTGGTGGTGGAGGAGATGTTAATGGATCTCTGAAGAACATAGATCCGTAAATATCCCCTACCCTATCCGCAACTAGTCTAATATCAGATACTGAAGCTTGGGCTCCGCTAGTTTCTCCAACAAGAATCATACCCGTAGTTACATAACCATTAAACCTACCAAGTACTTCTGTTTGCAAATCTACAATGTCCAAATTTAGAACAGAAGAAGATGCAGAATATGATGTTGGTAAACTTGTTTGATTATTATATGGATTTAAACTATATTTTTTAGATGGGTTTGCTCTTGGACCTTCTTTATGATCTGGTCTAGCAACTCTACAAGTAAATATATTTCTACCTTCATCAAAACCTCTTACAACTTCGCCAGGTTCAAATACTCCAGAAATCATACTAATTTCTAGTAATTTTGGAATAATATCTAAATTCGAAGAACTATCAAAGAAAGGATAATGTCTAGTATAAGGTCTTAAACTAGTTCCTTTAAAAAATACATTTCTAGAACGAATAAATTGTTCTGCACTGGATTGTACAGATACTTGTATAGTGTCTGATACTGTCCGTGTTGGAGTTACAACCTGAATTTCTCTTGTTTGTATCTCCTGGCGACCGCCCCCTCGACGAGTGCCAAACGGAAGACTAATGGTATTAACAATATCTTGGGCGGGTCCTATAAGTCTTGTTCCACCATTAATATTAATAGTTCTAACCCATGTATCATTTGTTGGAACTATTTGTATATTACCAGTGTATTCAACAACGTGGAATGGATTTACATTCTCAACTCTAGTTGCATATGGTTGTTCAAGTAAGGTAGTTTTTTCATATTTCAACGTTACCAAATTTCCAGTTTTTTGGACATTAGGGTCTAAAAGAATATTGTCTATATTATCGGCAGAGTCTTCGTTTATTGATGGATCTAAAGCTAATTGTAAAGGTATTGTATTTAATTCAACCAGTGTAGTTAACTCATTTCTATCTTCATCAATTAGTGCAGTTGACTGGAGCACGTCCGATCTAAGAGAATCTTTAAAATCATCTACAAAGAATCCAGATTTAAATCTATCTAAACCATCAGGATCCCTAATTTGAAGTGATTGAGTATCGAGTTCTAAAAGTGTTAACGAAGTTGCAACTTCTAAATTCTCAAGTCTATCTTCAATTGCACCAATGTCTCTCATTGTATATCTTCTATTGTCAACTAAAGAGACAATTGCATTCTCTGGATTATAAAGATATCCTGGAAGAGATATTGTTGCAATCTCCATAGCATCTTTATAGTTTGATGGTTCTTGTGGATTTGGGGATGAAGAACCTTTTATGACTATTAAATCTCCCTCTTTATCTAATACTACTTTATCGATTCTTGGGAGATAATAATCATATCCTATGAGAGAACTTTCGCCAGGAGTGACAACTAAAGTTGGATTAACACCAGCGGTAGCAAAATTTCTACTTGCAAAGTCAAAAGGAGAAGATGTTGTTGATGTAAACTCGGCAACTCTTGGTCTAAAGTCAAGAGTATCTGATGCTCTTAATCCTCCAACCATTGAAGGAATATTATTTTTAAATCTATCTGCAGAATATGAATTTACAGTATAAACATTTCCATTATCATTAGATGGGACAGAATAACGATTAAATATAACTAAAAGTTGATGTGAAGGGGTATAATTTCTGTTAACTTTTACAAGTCTAGAATAATCATAATATTGTTCTCTTGTTGCTTTATTCAAGACATATTGACTTCTTACATTTTGATAATTACCACTATTTACGGTAGTAATTAATGATTCTATATTGGACTCTTCAAATTTTACTAACTCACCTACTTTAAATACTTTGGAATTTAAATATACAATTTCAACCTTAGTTGCAGAAGATCTAGTTACAATTTGAGCAACGGCTCCATTATCAGATCCTACAATTCTTTCACCAAGAATAGAAGATGTATCTAAAGACAGACCTGATGGAAATTCAATAGAATCTAATGTTGGTGCTGAATCATTATATGATTCATAAACTGCTATAACTTCGGAAACATCTGGGAAGTTTAGACATATCTCTTTATCTTCAACTCTTGTTCCATAATAAGATCCTTGTGTAAGACCACTAATTTGAGTGGAAACTCCAGATATTGATTTATCTATTGTTAATTTTTCACTTCTAGTGTAAATTTTAGACTTACTTGTAATAGAGTTTTTTCTAACAGTAGTATTAACTGTAACATAATTAGGATCTTGCTGAGAGGGTGTCAACCCACTAAATGTTATTGATTGACCATTTGAACCAAATGTAACTTGATCTGATGAAAGATCTTCAACATCTCCATTTTGATAAAATATACTATACCTTTCGGCATCAAAAGCTTCAAAGAATGCACTACTAATACCAGTAGCAGTGACATTTATTGTCATCTCTCCAAGAGCATTGGTCTCCTGTTCGGTGATTTGACTTGATACTATGATGTTGGAACCCGAAAGATTTACCGATGCAATATTTCTTTCTCCAATTGGAGAATAAAGACCACCACTTTGTGGAACTAGGGGGACACCAATAGAGAATGGTACAGATGTAACAACACCTACAGTACCATTACAAACACTACTAATACTTTCAACTGAAGCAACAGTTAAATTAGTGCCATCAGCACTAACTGCGGTTACTCTGTTGAAAGTTTCTTCACTAGTTCCAGATATCTGATATCTAATAATAGATTCTGTTTTAATACCAGTAAAAATCTTTCCGGGAGATGTAACGGTATTAGAACTAATGCTAATGGTATCATTAATACTAAAGTTTGGTGCTAGTCTCTTTTGAAGGACTGTATCTGCAATAAAATCAACTACATACCCAGTTTCGGCACTAGTATCTTGATAGATTGATTTTACATCTTCAATTCCACAAACTCTTATAGAGTTAATAGATCTGGATAATTCAGTCGTTTCATTAATAAGTATCTGTTCTCCTTCAACGAAAGTACCAGAAGTTTGTGTCAATTCTATGGTATCGGATCCTGCAGGAGCCGTTGTGACATATCCAGATGCTCCACTACTTAAACCTCTAATATAAGAACTAGCGGGCACTTGGGCAGTAGTTACTGTTGAATTCAGAGTTAAAAATGTATAAGTCTGTACGTCAAACAAATACAGATTCCAAGACGAAGAAGCGTTTGAATATGGAGCATCGGATAATCCAAAAGAATAAACTCTTGCTTGTCCTATTTCATTTCCAGTTGCTGCGTCTGTAGCAGAACCTCTTCTTTGGTCATATAATTTTACGGTAAGGTTGTTATTAATCCCTAAAATAGGAGTTCCTTGAACATTATTAACTCTTAACAGAGTTCCAAAATTAAAAGGAACCAGTGCAGAAGAAACTTCCCTTTTATCCCTTGGTTTTTCTACATCAATAATAGTTGTAGATTGTAAATCTACGTCAAAACCTTTTACATATGCCCTTCCGGGCGATACTTTAACAGATAAAAGATCTTCCGAAGGAACATTTCCTTGATCGGTAATTTGATTGCTTGTAAATGATCCCTCTGTAGATATTCCATCATCTAAACAATCTGATACTTCAACAAAAAATGTATCTACGGCATAATCGCCAGACTCTTCATAAGTTCTTTTTGCAAAATAGTCTCGTATCAAATTATAATCAGACTTATTTTGTATTTTCTTTACATCACCACCTTGAACCCTTACAATTTCTACAAAAGATGTATCATTAAAATCTGTCAAAGATTTTTTGGACAACACCAATGAAATTTTTAATCTATCTCCACCTGGGGCAGCGTAATTTGAATATCCTTTCGCATTATCATACAGAGAATCATCATCTTTTGCTGTAACCAGTTCTTCTAGTACTGTGAATCCAACTCTGTAAGATGAACTATTACTATAAGCATCTAAGACAAGTTTTTCTGTGGGAACGTATACAAATGTTCCTCTAACAAAAAATACTCCTTCCGTAACGCCGACAGCCGTTCCAAGTGCTGTTGCGTTTTCGTCAATTAAAGATGCAACAGACTCTCCAGAATTAACTGTTGTATTACCATAGGTAAAATTTTCTTCTACTATAAGAACTTCACCATCATCAAATGATTCTGCCTCATTATTATTATTTGCATTAATATATTTTACAAATAACGTTAAGTGAGTAATTCCTGCCGATTCTGAAATATCTAACCACTTGTCAACTGTCGCCACTACACCAGATGTTTGACCTCTAAGTTTTTTTCCTACCAGTTTATCGGCATAAATGTTAACATCTATACCCAAATGAGTAGAATTTATCTTTACAGAATCATAGTCAGAATCATAGGTTATTCCTCCAGGAATAACCATAGATCCCTCTTTAAACATATGACTACCAAACGTCTCTATCTGATTTTGTAAGATAGATTGTAGTGTTGTTAATTCTCTTGCCTGGATAGGATATCCTGGTTTAAATAAAACCTTATAGAAATTATCATCCTTATCAAAATCATCATAATAAGGATTTATATTGAGGTTCGTTTTCTGTGGCATTTTTTAAAATTCCAGGATAATTTTAACGTCTTCTTTTTGTCTAGAACTTCTGGAGATAGTAGGACGATTATCAATGTATATGATATCTCCTGACCCTTTATTTATCTCAGGATCAGCAAGACCACTATTAAATTCAGTCCCCAAAGAAATTAATTTAGAACCAGTGGGATTTGTGGTTAAACCACTAAATCCGCTCTGTATTGAACCAACAAAACTAGGTCCAATTACACTTCCTGTTGATGTAAATCCAACCAATTTGGATTGATTGGATACCTCCGGATGATCTTTATGTGTGTAAGTAGTTTGATTGAAATATAGATTTCTTTCATGAATATATTTAACAACTTTAGTCTCAGTATCATATGAAACTACGTAACCTCTAGCAGTCCCAACACCAGTCACATCCTGAGTAATTTTGTCTCCAACAGACAAAGTGCCAGATTGTGAGTCTACAAATTTTATAGAATAAAGAGATGAATACTGACTTTCAGCAAAAACTAAATCGGAAGTTGATGATGTTGGATTTTTAACTATTCCAATTTGAGCAAAAGTTGTATCAACTGGAAAATCTTTTGTGGAATCATCAAATCTTGCATATACTATAACCTTATCTGCACCAAGTTCTCTATAAATGTCGTATCCATGTCCTTTTGACGGAGGTATAATGGGAATCAATTTTGCAAAATTGCTTGTTTGATTGGCAAGAATGCCATTATTCATGTCTCCAAGATCAACTATACCATAAGTATAGTTTTTACCGCCAGATGATACAATAGCACTGGTTATTCTTCCAAGAGAATCTGTTTCGATAACAACTTTTCCTCCAGTACCATCTCCAAGAATAGGAACTTCAATAGAGGCATTTGCACTATATCCAAATCCTCTCTCATCAATATAAACTTTTTTTATTTGATTTGAATTTACTGTAGAGTCTCCATTATCTCTTACAGATACAATCTGAGCATCAGTAGAAGTTGACCAATCATTTGGTAACGTAATATATTCCGTAGAATCAAATTTTATAATATCACTTGGTGGTACTGTAAAAAGATACTTCCAAACATACCCGTCACCACCTGCGCCAGCAGTTGATGGTTCTAAGTCTGTAAATGTTGGTTCAATTGTAGATGAATTGCCAGTGGTGTTAATGCCAGATGAACCATTATCAATACAAATATAGACTTTAAAATCACTATTCATAACATAGTAATCTGTATCATATAATGATGCAGATCCCGTTTTTGGAGATTTATTATTTACACTATAATCATGGCGATACATTTCGTATCTTGTGCCACTTACCCAATCTACTCTTCTAACTACTCTTCTTATATTTGATGGTGTTATCTTTTTTCCAAAAGACATGTTATCACCAATAAAATTTTCATAATCAATATTATCAATAGGAGATCTAGAAGATTCGCTAGTATTCCAATTTTCCGATCTCCCATACCCAATTATTGCTGGGTTAGAGAGACCAACAAAAACATAATATGAATTTGAGGAGTCAGTAACGGAGTTTACAAAAGTTTCCGCATTTAATATTCTAAACTGGTCTGTTACAATTGCCGCCATCGTAATAGCTTTTTTCTGTATTTATAACTATCAAAGACCCTTTCTCAAAGAACCGTTAGATCTTAATCCAAATCCTCTTCTTTGGACAGTTGGGAATGTCGATAAACCAGAATCAATTGTAAGACCTGTAACACCAATGGAGATAGGTGATAACGATCTAGTAAATCCAGAAAGTTTACCCCAAGAGAATAATCCTTGTGGATTTGTAGCACTTCCCGATGTCTCTAACCCAACAACATTGGTTGTTGAAAGAATATTGCAGGTTACAATTCCTACATTGTTGTTGGAACTAAACGCACTTGCAATGTAGATATTATCTAAGAAAGTAGTTCCTACTCCAACGGTTGCACTATCAGAACTATTGACTGAAGTAACACCAGATCCAATACTAGTATTGAAAATGTATATTGGATAACCTGTAATATCCTCAAAAGTTTCTCCAGTATCAATAATATTCAGAGTGAATTTAAGTGCCAAAGAGTGACTTCCAGTACCAACTGTAGTTCCAATTCCTGTTATAGTTCCTGTAGTTCCACCAATACCAGTTACATTCAATACATTTTCATAAGACACTTCTGGAAGTGCAGTTATAACTTGTGGGGGTGTGGTGTTAGTATATCCAAGACCAGGATTGGTGATTGATACTGAGGTAATAGAACCGTTTGTTACAGTTGCTGTTGCTGTAGCGGTTGTACCAACACCCACTTTAATATATGAAGGAGCAGAAATCTTTATGTCTGCAGAAGAACCTGTATATCCAGAACCACCATCACTAATAGTAAATCCTGAAATAGTTCCAGCAGCAGAAACTGTTGCTGTTATAGCAGCTGCTACTGAATTTATTGGTGTATTAACTATGAACAAGTCAGTTGTATTTTCTCCAATAAGACCTTCATAGTTGAAGAATCTTGCATCATCAATAAAAATGTTTGTATCTGTTGAACTGAAATCACCAATAATTTTTGCTGTCGGATAAACTTGTGCTTCTATAGAGTCTCTTGTTTTATATACAATTTGTCCACCAACAACAAGATCAACTTTTTGTTTTGTCCAACTCACAGGTCTGAACTGACTCTCAGAGACACCAATACCAGTATATGGATCAGTTTCTAATTCATCAGAACCGTAAATATTAAACACAGTTCTTTCATTTTGTCCAACTATATTATCAGTTGGATATAACTGTATTTTATCACCAGGTTTAATTGTTTCTGATATATTATCAATCAATATGCTATCAACTCCTCTTGTGCCTCTGTAGAAGAATATTTCTATATTATCACCAACTTGTTGTTTAGGATCAAGAGGTTGTGGTCCGCGTGGAGCTTCAACAAAAAGAATAGATGTTCCGCCTACAAATTTATAAGTTTCTCCTGGATTTTGAAGAACGCCATTGATATAAACTAAAAGAACAGATTCTAGATCTATCTCTGCGGAATCTGGATTATCTTTATCAATCTCAAAACTTACAAGTTCGCCTTGGTATTTTAAAGGAAATCTCTTCCTAAAACCATCTTGAAGACTAGTTATTGAATCAATATAATCAAACTGACCAAGTTGTATAGAGGAGAATGAATCATTGAAAACATCAAGAACTTCTAATTCAAAATTATTAACTGGTTCTGTAAGGTCTTTCGCTGTAACTAAACCAACTGGTTTAAACTTGTCACCCTTTCTAAATCCCCATCCAGGTCTTGTTATCTTGAAGTTTTTAACTTCAAACAATGTTGATCCTATCCCAACATTAGTATTTGCTGCTCCAACTTCCACACTGAGAAGTAAATTGCTTCCAGTATCAGTAGTAGAACCAATACCAATACGTGAAACTCCTTCGATTTGAAGGTTGCTATACGATGGATCGGGTATTTGAATTACTGCTGTATTTGTATATCCAGAACCACCGTTAGTAACGTTAAATGATAGTGATCCACCAGCGCCTACAGTAGCAATAATTGTTGCTTCAGTGCTTCCTGGTGTCTGATTTGGATCAGTAACACCAATTGAAACAGTGCCGCCATAATATCCAGAACCAACATTGTCTGTGGTTCCAATACCAATGCTATTTTGGATGACGCCACCAGAAACAACTGATGTTACCGAAGCACCAACCAGAGGAGCGAAACCGAGACCTTGAGTAGATCCAAGAGAAACAATCAAACCACCTCTCGGCAATACGTTTTGATTTACATCATAATCAGAAAGACTATCATCACTATTGCCAGAGAAAACAACGCTGCTTATTCCTGAATTTTCAATAAAATTGTAATTTCCGATAGAATTATTTGATGTTATTGGTTCTTGGAAGATATTATTGAGGAATAACATAGCGCTTCCTGTTTCAATTCCAGTAACATCACTACCCTCAACAGTCAGTCTATATGTGGCACCAATTCCAGTAAATTGTGATGAAATGTCATCAAAAATTCTGTTATTAGAGTAATCATTTCTCAAATAAACTCTACCACTGAATACAGATTTATTAGGAGAAAGATTTGAATTATCCACTATTTCAAAAGCATTTCCTCTTGGTGCCTCTGTGAAATGAATTTTGTTTCTGGCTATATTATAAGAACCTCCATAAAGTCTAACAGTCGCTCCATTATTGTGAGTGGTAGCAGAAGAACCAACAAATGCTCTTTTAGATTCTATTACATTGTAAGTTCCAATTCCCGTTATAGGACCTACAGTTGTTGTTCCCAAACCAACCGATACAACTTGTACATATTCATCATCAATTTTAAGAACATTTCCTCTAGAAATAGAAGAGATGCCAGATACAGTAAAGAATGTTGATGCTGCTGAGATAGAACCACCTTCATTGTAAGACAACTGGTGATTAATTTCTGTAAATGCTAAAGGTGCTCTTGCAATTCCATCAAGAATAATCAATGATTTTTCCATCTTTTTACTCATTTCTAAAGTATGAGCATTTCCACTTCCTGCAGAATTAAATGTTACTGCTATTCCAGCGTTTGCATTTAATAAACTGGTTGCAAGTTTAAATTCATTTACATTAATTCTAATAGCATAAACATCCGTTGGGAGAATATTCGTATCAGACATCACCATTGAAGTTGATGAAGATCCAATAAATGATGATCTTGGAGTATAAATTAACTGCTCACCAGTCTTGAAGAAATGATTATCTATTTTAAATAATCCAGTTTCGTTTACAACTGACACTGATGGGTCAAATGTTTTCTCAAAAATTGGATATCTATTATGATTTAAATCAAAGTCTGTTCTATTGGTTCTGTCCCCATTGACTGAGTTAAATTCGGTTATATTTAAATTCTTACTAACACTACCATATGTTAATTCTTGTGGCGTATTAACCGAATCACTGGTGGTCTGTATAATTTGACTGAAAGACTGAATTGTAATATCATCAGAGATTCCAGAATCTGGATAGAAGATCAAATTAAAATCACTTCCATCAATTTCTGCTCCAAAAGTACCAATGCCAAGATTATCCTTGATGTTTAAGTATGGATATTGTGTTATATAAGTATTAGTTCCATTGTGATTAAATAAAACCTTACCAACAGCAGAAGTATTACCGTATGAAACTCTTACTATAGATTTTACACTACTAACATCAGATTCGGCATATGTTAAAACTGTAGAAATACCGGAACCAGGTAATATCGAATAATTAGACTCCAGTCTAGCCGCCCTAACACTAGATTCTGGTTGTCCGCTTGCTTTAAATATATAAGTACCTATTCCTACCGTAGTTGTTCCAAATCCAACAATTGAAGATCTAAGGCGTACAGTATTTAATTCGGTGTTATTCTCAAATTTAAGAGAGAATAAATCAGTTCCAGAATCAATATCTGAAGTAAATGTTCCAATAAAGTTGGAAGAGAATTGTGTCGAATCAAATCCATCAAAGAACAACTCCGATCTATAAACATCGGTATCGTCATGGTCTATAAACAAATCAACAACTGTTTTATTTTTTGTAACTTCGTTGAATAATTCAACTTCGGCAATCAAATATTCAAAAGTATCTTTAGACTTCTGATATATTACACCTGTTGAACCAACACCAATAGTTGTGTTGATTCCCACCAAATCAACAAATCCTATAGATTGTGTACCAACTCCAGAAGCAGTAGTATTAAAGTCAGATTTTATAAACTTGATATCAAAATCGGAATCATATGGATCTACAGGTACAAATCTGAGATAATGAGTTCCTACAGTATCTTTATATATTTGTAAATCTGCAATGGGATTATCTGTAGAATGTAAAGATGATTTTTGCCCTATTACAATATTATCTAAATTAGTATCTAATAATACAATTTCTGTTGTCTGTATATCTGTGTTATTCGGATTTATAATTTGTACCAAATAATTCATATAACCCTGACCAGGGTATACAATTTCAAAATCTCTATACAAAGTAGAATTTACATCCTCACTATTAACAAACAGATTATTAAAATTGTCAATTGTTAAGACTCTATTTGTTTTACATTCAATATAATCACTTAATTTTTTGTTTTGTAATGCAACAAATTTTGATTTTCCCGAGAGAACATTAACATCTGAAGCAAAGTCAAAAATATTAATTGTATCCACTCTATTTTCGGAGAGAAGATCGAAAATTGCAATTGAGTTTGAGGATCCTGTTTGTGCAGTAGAAACTGTTGCTTTTGATATTATGCTAGTGTCTGCAAAATTCTTGAGACCAGTGGAGTGAAGAACACTATTAACAGGGTCAACCCAATCATCATATTCTATAGGACTATTGATTGAATATGAAAGATTCTGATAATAATCATTATCTTGAATAACTTGATAATCCTTGTTCAGTTTTCCTACATCATCAGACCACCCAAAATCTGTGACTAAACTATAATCAATTGTAAAAGTACCATTACTTTCTGTAATTGATTTAATTGTCGCTTCTGATCCAGAATCTTGTCCATATATTACCTGACCAACTACCAAATCGTAAGAACCATAAACTTTTATGGAGTCGTTCAGAGTATGAGTAATCTTAAGATCTACTTTGGTATAAGAATTATTTAATTTTATAAGTATATTTTCGCCAATTGAAAATTGTTTTGGTTTTTGTATTACGTTAAACGTTGGATATACTTTTTTGTTTATAATTGTAGCAAACCCTCCTTGGATGGTTTTAGCTATACCTGGATTAGTAGCATATGGTGATATGTCAAATTTAACTACTGCTGGATTAGAATTTACATATTCCGTTACTTTGAAGAAATTGTAAGAGTAGTCTTTTGAATTAAATCCAGTCCCTGTCGTTGAATACTGTTGTATTCCTTCAACAAAAATAAGATCACCCTCAACAAACGGACTAGTAGTAAAACCAACAATTGGTGTACTTAATGTGCAGGTTACAATTCCTGATGAAGAAGTATCACAATTAGTAATAGAAATACCATTACTATTATTAATTGCATAAATTTCAGATTTAACTTCGGAAATGCCTTTTGGAGATTCAATAATCTCTACAGATGTAATAGCGGTTCCTTGAATTTTTGCCAACAAAAGACCTGTATTATATTCAGTGCCAGTATTTGGATTAACTATTACCAAATCTGGTGTTGAAGAATATCCAGAACCTCCAAAAGTTACATCAACACTGGAAATATAATCTCTGTTATTTAAAACAATATTTGGAGAAATATATGCTTCTGGACTTAATGTTTTATCGGCAGAAAAATCAAAACCAGGATCATTAATAGTTAATTTATTAAGATTACCAATAGTGCTTGATGTTGTAATAATATCAGCACTTTCTCCATTAGTAGAAGTTATGGATAAAAACTCAGGAAGTCTCTCATAGTTTATACCACCAAATAGCAGATTTATAGAATTAACACCACCACTTGCAGTTAATGATTGGGTGGAATACTTTAAAGTACCTGTAGAAGATTGTGTATAATTATTATTTTCTGGATTTTTTCCTAGAGAAATATCAAATGTAGTTGTTCCTATACCAATAATATTGTATGATCCATTATAAACGCTATCAACAAAAGAAATTATAGAGTAATCTTTAACTTCTGTATCAGAAGTGCTGATAAAACCAGATTTAGAAATTTGATAATAAATTTTTTCTGGTAAATTATTTTGATAATTTAAAGTTACTGTTGCATTTGTTGTAACACCAACTGTACCAAAACCAGAAACATTGAATGATGTTGAAGAACCTATTGAAGTAAAATTATTTTTAAATCCTTTATCATAGTAAAAATCTAAGGAATATCCATTCAAAGAAGAATCAGAAACATCAAAAACTAAATTATTACCCTTGGTTGGGTGTAATTTTGGATTAACTAATGACAACTCCTGCTCAGATCCTCCAGTAGAACCAAAACTAACTATGGATGGTGGGGAAGATACTGCATCATAGTAAGAAGGTGTTAAGTTTATTGTATTATCATCTATACGGTAGACATAGTATGGACCAGTTGACAATCCAGATATTAAATCATCTGAAGAATCGTAAAATACTTTTTCGCCAGTTACAAATCCATGATCTGCTATGGTCAATGTATTTGATGAAGCATTTACACTGTCTGAAGTAAAACCAACTGGATTTAGCAACAACTTATCAAATGATGAATTATATTTTACAAATACTGATGTTGAAGTTCCAATACCAACAGATTGGTTAGGAACTACAGTCAAATTAATCTGATCTTTTTCCAAAAGACCATGAGCAGTTGATACCGATACTCTAGATGTTATTCTTTGTGCTTTAGCAGTTATTTGAGTCTTGTTTGAAGTTAAAGAATACTTGTAATTTGTAAAATAATCTACATTTTCTGTAAATGATATAAAGAATAGACCTTTTGTGTTTGTCGTCAATCCAACTTGTGTACAAAGTCCAATAAAATCATCAGACTTTTTGATTACAAATAATGTTTCGGTAGTTCCACTTTGAGGAATATTGAATGATGTACTAGTCTCTGTGGAAGAAACAGAGATTGTATTAGATGAAGGTGGTATTTCTAAGGTTACTTGTTGTCCAGTTTTAAATGGATGATTGGGGAGGTAAACATTCTGTGTCTCCACGGATAGATCTCTACTCCTGTCTCCTATAAAGTAACTATTGTTAACAAAGTTACCAGGAGTCGTTCCAATACCAATAGATTGTGTTGGGTTGAAATAAATCTTATCATTTAAATAAGATTCGAAATATTTTGTGTTTATTGGTAAAGTAAAACTTCCAGGGGATACATCTACCTGGGTATTCTCCGTATGAGCAGTACCTGTAACCCCTCTAACAACCCTTATAACCCTGTTCTGAGGATAAGTGTTAAGAACAGACATTCTCTCTGTTCCGATAGCAACAGTGGTTCCCGCAGAGACACTAGGAGGGATATTTACAACAAAGATATCAGTTACAACACCAACTGTTGAATTTGCTGAAACTTCCGTAAGTAATCTTGTTGATTCGGTACTAACACCAATTTTATGAACTTTTGTGATGCCGGAAATAAAAGTAGATAGACCAGATATTGCTATGTAATCATTATTTGAAAATTCGTGAGATGGTGAAATATGGACAGAAACTTGATTTTGATTATCCCTAATCAAAATAGATGGATCATATGATATAGTTGTAGTTGTTACATCGGTAATTGTCTTTCCTTCTAAAGATTTTACCTCTGCAGAAATTCCATATCCATTAGTACCAGTATTATCAAAAACTAAAGAATCACCGATTTGGTAATTGCTGCCAGAATCATTAATAATAAAACCTTCTACAGATCCCTTTGTAACAGAATCCACAACTCCACTCTGAACCAAATATTCATATGGTTCTACAATAAAATCATTGTTTGAATATTTTTCATTGACACGGTATGGGAATGTATTCCTAATCAAACTCGAACTGTTAAAATCATAACTTTGATCCAAATCTTGTTCTATTGGTAAAGAACGATATGTATTACCTATAAAATATGGAAATATTGAGGTCTTCCCGTTAGAACTAAGAGAAGTATGATAAGCATAAACACCATTAGGGTATTCGGGAGTTTTTGCATATCTACCATTATGTTCATCTAAATCCGATGAAGAACTTGTAAACTTATAATCTTCAACAAAATAACCTAATGGGAACAGTGAAACAGATGGTCTATCGACAACATTACTTGCTGATAATGTGTAACCACTGGTCAATAATTTAATGTTTGAATCTGAATCTGAAGGATCCGTATATCCATAACCACCATATATTGGATTACCATCATATGCCCATCCAATAATTGGAGAATGATTGTTTCCAGTATCTCCAAACTCCGACGATCCTTTGGAGGTAGAATAACCAACTAATGCATATTCCAAACTATCATTATTATTTAAAATTATCTCATCTCCGAAACGGTAATGATTGTTTAATGTAAGAGCCCTCAAATCTATCTTTGAATTTAAACCTTTACCTGCAGAAAGAATACGAATAAAAGTTTTGGTCGAAGTATAACCATATCCAGGATTTAATACAACAATATTAGTAATTTTTCCACCAGAAGTAATCGCTCTCAATTTTGCACCATTACCATCCCCAACAACTTCCAAATCTGGGGTGGAGAAATATTCAGATCCTGGAGTTTCTATGTAAACTGATACTATTTCACCATTTGAAATTACTGGAAGTAATTCTGCTCCTTTACCAGTTTTTACAGTTAACTGTGGTTTCTTTTGGAAATTGAGAATGTTTGATCCATACCCTGTACCTTTTTCATAGAGATATAAATCTACAATTTCTCCTCTAACAACAGGAGTTGCTGTTATGATTCCCGATACTCCATCGTATTGAGCGTTAATAGTTAATTCTATATCTGGATATGCGAAATTTTGATACCCAGAACCAGAACTAGTAATATCTACGACAATGTTCTTCAGATAATTTGTATCATCTGTAGCGCCAACACCAACATTTGCGAGTTTAAATTTATTATCAGATATTTTTATAATTTTATATCTTACTGATGTTGATAATCCACCGACTAAAGAACCATCGGTAGTATATGCGATAATATCACCATGACTAAAACCATGATTTTCAAATGTTATAGTATCATCTACAGGATTAATGTTTTCGGATTTTACTTTTAACTTTCTGTTTTCATATCCTGATCCAGGACTTATAACTTTAATTTCTTTGAGTGTCTTCTTAGTATTATATAATTTAAACTTATGAATACCCTGAGATGTTGTTGTGAATCCTACTGTATTAATTCCACTATTATAATTTGAGAGAGAATCATACAGTTTTATTTTTGTTGTATCGACAACTTCAGCATAGTATACAGAACCAGAACTTAAATCCAAATTTTGATATTCATTACTTCCACCAAAAGTTCCTACGCCAATAGGATTATTATTATTTCTATCATAAATGATTGCATCACCACTAGTCAAGTAGTGTGGTTTTTTAAATGTGATGGTATCATCAGTGGTATTAAGACCTCCACCATCCGAAGTTAATCTAGCACTGAATTCAATTTCACGATTTCTAGTTTCTAAAACGGGTTTTAAAATAGCACCATCACCATTGCCACCAGAAATAGATACTGAAAGAACATTATACAAATCAAAGTCTTGTGGATCTACCTGAACTTCCTTTAATGTACCACTAACTACTGCAGTAATTAAAGCGGTAGTATATCCAACTGGAGGTGAAGAAACTTCAATTACTGGCAGATTAATTACATCATAATCTCTTCCTGCATTATAAATGTTTATTTTGTCTATAGGACCATAATAAATTTTATCCGAAGACTTGTAACTTGCAATTTCAACACCATTAACTGCCATTCCCACCGTTGATGATTCTTCTGTTAAAACATCATTTCCGTTTTTAATATTTCGGACTAATGGAAACTTTTTAAGTAATCTTTGTGGTTGAATAAAATTATCTTTTTGAGTGTATAATATGAAAGTATGTGATGCTGATACTTCTGGAATAGAGAATTCTAGATTGACCCCAACATCGATTAATGATATTGAACCATATAATTTTATTTGTCTTGGGTTTGATAAAACTTCTACAAAATAATTACCTTCTGGAAGACCAATCAAAGGATTGGAAGAACTGTAATATATTTCATCTCCAGTAATAAAATCTACAGGAATATCAAAAGATATTATTGAATACTTTAATGTAGTAGAATTAAAACCTAATATATAACTATCCTTTGTTGGAGATGGTATTGTAGAACTTATAGTATTCTGAGTTATATCAGAAGATGGAAGAGAATTTGACGCAACATACGCATAATCAGAATCTGTATATAAATTTTGAACGTCAGAAATAATTGAATTATTACCAAAAGAAATTGGTACTCCAGTGCTAGATGAAGTTCTTAAATTTCTTCTTAAAGTGAGTTCTTGTGTTTCTAAAAATCCTACTAAATTATCTAATGATAAATTTTTACCGTCAATTGAAGATACAATTGCTCCACTGTATAAAACTGTGTTAGTTGTCCCATTAAGAATATCAACAGAATCGCCAACTCTTAAACTAGACTTATCAACTGAACCCTTTAATACAAAAGTAGTGTCATCACGACTCTCAACATCAAATCTTGAACTTGTATTATAAATCCAACTATTTGCTAAAATTTCTTTTTCTGTTCTGCCAAGGTTAAGGATTTTTTCTCCAACATTATCGACATATATTTTTTGACCTTCCACTAAAGAACTAACTACTCCTTTAGGGGTAAATTTTGATAAAACTCCAGTAATTCTAATTCTTACCTCTTTAGAAATATCTCCATTTTCATATCCAAAGAAGTACTCATTAGTTCTTATATTATCCTTTATCTCAATTATATTTTGAATACCACTACATCCTAAAAACTGATTTACTGATTTCGATGTATATGTAATAATATTATCACCACTTATGATTGTCCCAGAATCAGGAAAACCTACCGTCGAATCTACTGTAATTACAGAGGATCCTACGGATACTTCATTAATTACTTTAGTTTCTGCTTGAACATTAAAAGTTCCTTCAATTAAATCTATATCATCAAATCCAATAAACAAACCTAGTTTGTAATATGTTCCAAATCCAGGTCTATTGAAAATTTCTACCTCAGATACTGATGCAGAAGTTCTAGAATCTGACGATTTTGTTATGGTTTGACCAACCAAATTATTTGGTTCTCCGGAAATAACTTCAACAATAACAACTTCTCTTCTTCTGTAATTAGATGAGGATGGTTTAAGTAGATAATTTTCTAAATCAACTACCTTTACATCTACGCCATAAAGAACCTTGAATAGAATTTTGAATGATTCTTCAGTTCCTTTTGACTCATATAAACTTCTTGCTTCCTTTATAAAATTATTAACATTCAAATCCGATACAAAACCAGTACCTTCAAGACCCGGGGTTAATTGATACTTTAATTTTTTATAAAACTCTTTTAAAAATCCTACACTTAAATTCTCTACTTTGTTACCAGAAGAGTGTGTTGCTGCCTTAGATTCACTGAATATTATCTCTTCAGAGTCTAGATCAGTCCTGAAAGAAGTTATTCCAGAAAATCCTCTAATACAACCAGTAAAACTATTTCCACTTACTCCAGTATATGTGAAAATTTCATCATCAATTTTAAATAATCCGTATTCTGGTGGAAATCCCTTGGTACTTGAAACTTCAATAGTACTCACTTCCGATGTGGTTGTAATGCCAACGGAAAGTGTAGTGTTGCTAAAAATTACATCGGGAGTTAAATTATCTAACTTTAAGTATTGATCGAGGTTATCAGTAAGGTCTAAAGTTCCTCCCTGATATTCCTGTGAAATATAATACTGCTTTAGAAAATCTACTGCCTTTGGACTTTCTGAAAGTATGAATTCTGGTAATTGACTCTCGATTATTTGTTGAACTTTTACCCTCTTCTCAAAGCCCGTTTGTATCATTTTATCCCCTCTTAAGTTCTCCGTTTAAGTAGCTTGAAGTAACCTTGTATCCAACGCCAGAAATCTGTTCGCCAGATGTTATAGTATCTTTAACCATATTTATGGTACTATCAGCAACAGAAAAGGATAGATACAAATCCTTTAATCCTACAATATCATTTGATTCTGGGAATGCTTGAATTTCGACAATATTATTGTCTACTGTAGTTGAAGTTATATTCAGAGTTTCTAAAATTATCTCTCCCTTAACATAATCAACAGTTCCTGCAGATTTGAGTACAACCTCATATTTACCAGAATTTCCAATATCTTTAACGACAGATATAACACCAGTAGTACCATCACTGTTTGGAACATCTGTGAAATAGAATGTTCCCGTTCTGCCAGAAAGAGTAAATCCTGTACTCTTTATATTAAATCCTTCACTATTGACACGAAACTTATTACCAAAACACAATTCATACTGTGTAGACTGATTAATTTGAACTTTTAAATCTCTACGAATAATAACTCTTGTAATGTTTGATGTAATCGCATTATCGCAGTTATCAATTGTTTGGCATATCTTACTATACTTAAACCTTCCTCCAAACTGATTGATGTTTGCTTTTGCGAAACTATTGAGGACTGATACTACGGCGCTCTTAAGATCGGCAACACTGGATGTTCTGGAGTTGTCATAATAAACTGCAGAATCTATTTCAACATATAAGACCTTAAGATCTACAATTTTCTGATTTATTCCTGAGAGAGAATAGTTCTTCAGTTTTGAAAGTAATGTTTGTTTATCAAAATCCGAAATATAACTGCCATTCTTTGGTTTAATGCTAATGATAACATTACCAAACTGTGGTGGATCTAACTCTTCGCCACCAACAACAGATACAGACTCTGTATTTGGATAAATTGATTGAATAATTCCTTCATAATCACGAGCAGTTACAGCACGATATTGGGATGAATATAATCTAGGAGCAAAGTACTTAATCGAATCTACACTTTCAATATTTCCTCCATTTATAGATTTAGTTTTAGTTGTAATTGATACATTTTCAATTATAGTATTGCTATCATCTATTACTCTTCCCGCAAAAGCAAATTCACTAGCACCATTACCTTCCTCACCATTAGTAGTAATGTATGATACTGTGATTATTGCGCCATTTTCCAACTTTTTACCAAAATAACCATCTCCAAACAACAGTTCATACTTCTCATCCTGAACTTCTTGAATTAAGTATACTTTGGAGTTTTTATCAATTTTCAGAATATTATCAACTCTAGTGTATTCATTACCTTCACCACTATCTGATGGTCCTTTTACTCTTACAACTATAGTTGAAGTGTCAATGAAAGAATTATCAAGAATAAAACGCTGATTTATTGATGTATTAGCAACAAATTGCTTTTTAAGATATGTTCCTTCATAGACGATTATGTCACTAAAAGTTCCATTTCCAAATTTTAATGTAGTTGTGACATTTTCTGGAATAGAAAATATGTAATTGCTGCCATTTACCGCTCCTATACACACTAGACCCGCCTGTAAGGTCGCAGTATTCTTATCTTCTGCTGTAGATACACTAATACTTACAGTCGCCTTAGAGGCGCTTCTAGAGCGAGGTACGTATCCAATGTTTCTTGCTAAAGAAACGACGTTTTCGCGCAATGTTGCCGAGTCCAAGAAGGATTCATTGGCAACCATGTTTGCGTTAAACGCATTAATGTAAGTATTGTACGCTAATGTGTCGATTAAAACCGAAAAATTAGACCCCTCAAAGTCAAAATCCGTGAAATCTGAGTTTGCACGGAGATAACTCTTAATAGAGGTCTTTATTTGGTCAAAATCTAGGTTTGAAAATTTTGTAAAAGGCATGTTTTATCTGGTAGCCTCTAGTAAAAATGAAAATTCTTGAGTAGGAACATCTTGACCGACAATATCAAAGATCACTGTTACGTCAAAAGCATTATTATCAGGTTCAGGAATGACCTGAACCTCTAAATTATCCACTCTTGGTTCAAAATTTTCAATTGCTGTTATAATTTGATCTTCAATGAGTGATGCAGTACCAAAATCAACAAAATCAAACAGACTTGAGCGTACATCGGACCCAAAAATAGAGTTAAAAAACTTTTCAGATGGGATAGTTTGTACTATATTACGAACAGAACGTGCAATTGCGTTCGAATTCTTCAATATTGGTAGGTCTTTTGTCACAGGATGTGGTTCAAAAGACAAACTAATGTCCTTAAATGTTCTTGATATCCTTGTGACTGCCATTTGCCAAGAAGTTTTCTGGATTATTTATATTTACTTCCAAAGATTTCCATAATTTGGTTCTGTACCATAACTCCAATCATCATAATCTTCATCATTACGAATTTTTTCATGCAATTCTGTCTGCTTTTTAAGGTCATGACGAGGTGCAGTGTCGTGCATTACCTCTGTTAACACTCTTTTTTGAGGTAAATTTTGCATTGAACCATAATCTGAGGCAAGTTTTGTGGTCCCCCACATCTCCCTCATGTATTCTTTGTTCCTATCGACAGGTGATTGTCCCATTTTAGATCCTGATTTATACAAATCAGAACTTTTAGAGGGGTTGCTATCCCTTAATACTATTTATTTTCATAAAAAAGGGGTCATGACCCCCCCTTTTATCACCCTTTACCTTGTCCGCGATACTTCTTCTTTGCTTTATTGCGAGAAGACGCTGCATACTTAGTATTCATACCTGCTCCTTGACGAGTTTTCTTCGGTGCGCCCTCTACATAACCGCCACCCTTACGCATAGCCATAATTAATACCTCCGAGTAATTTCAGTTTTAAGATCTTGTGGTCTTGGAGAACCTGTCTGATAATACTCTATCGACAGGTCCTCCATAATATCAAAGTATTGTTCCTCCGTCAAGTTCTTATGTAATACTTTACCCTTGTGGAGAACTGTATATAGTTCTGTCATTATATCAGATAATTCTTGTCTTCTCGTGACCAACTCTAATACGAGGATCGCACCAAATCTCAAAACCTGCTGCGATTGCATCCAGACAAAAACTTACATCCTCTCCACACATATCCTGAACCTCTCCAGATTCAAAGACTTGCATCTTAGGTGCAAACCATGGATACTTCATTTCTGAATGCTCAAAAACTCCATTCTTAATCATTAACCAACCAAATCCTGCATAGTCAACAGTAAATGGTTTCTTTCGCTTTGACATCGTTTCTAATGTCTCATGATTCATAACGCCTCCATTGTTTCTGAAGTCGTCCTCCTCCATCCAGTGTGCAACAGAAGTCGTCATACCATCTTCAGTACAATACCAACCACTGGCAATGTCTTTATCCATCAATACTAATTGATAAAACTTCTCAGTATTGAAAACAATATCACTATCAATCCATAATTGATAATCATACTTTAGCTTGCCATCCCACGGAATCTGATCAGGTCCACGCAAAACATTCGCTCCAAGACACTTACATCTTGCAAAGTTTACCATGGAAGAATAGTCTTGCGAAATCTGAATCGCTGCACCGTTCTGTACCAAATCAAAACAAAGTTGTACAAAGTTCTTTAGATATGTGTAAGAAACTCCTCTCCCAGGTAGACAAAATACAATAGTCTTACCTTTAATCATCTCTCGCGCTTTCGCATAATCCCACTCCTCAGTGGTATCAGCGCCAATCGGAGTTTTCGCCTTAACAGTAAATCCTTTAGCCATAAGAAAGATCGTTTACATCAGTAATCATACATCATTATGTATCTAGTGTCAATCAGGAGATACTTCGGTTATCAATATACTATCACCATCAACCTCCATGTTTACTACAGTGCCCTCGTACCACTCAAACTCATTCAGGACCCACTCAGGTATATTAATATAATACTCTCCAGTTATTGGATCGACTTCTACGGTTGTAAAATTTTCTCCGGGATTTTTCTGCATTTGAGGTATTTGTGTTTCCATTTTTGTTTTATATAGAAAAGTTGTGAGTTTTATAAAGAGTGTCGAAATATTGAGCTGGCAAAAGCAAGACTTTATAGCTTATAGGGACCCATGGGTTTTATATACGGGCGTTAAGGGCGACCCGACCGCACAAGGGCGGCGGCGGGGGCACTGCCAAATCACGAACACATAAGGGGGCACGGTGCCCCCCCACGAACTCAGCGGGTGCTCTTAAAGCGACCAGGGGAGAGGGCGTTAAGAGCGTTGAGCAGACCGTCGGCATGGTCTCTCATACCCACGGTTTCAGGGTGCTGGGTATCAAGTGCCTTGCAGGACTGAGCGGCGATATCTACGGCGTCGGCAGTATGGCGGGCACTGAATGCCATAAAGGCGGCGACGATAGCGGGACGGTTGCCCTCAAACCGAAGATAGCACGCTGCCAGGGCGTCATGCTCTTCAGCAGTCCACTGAACATAGGTCTTATTCGTACGGGTAGCGGCGGCGAGGGCGTCTTCTACCAGGCGACGACCCTTCTTAAAAAGCAGACGCTCGGGGCGGTCCAAGTTGGTCAGACCAAACCCCTCAACGTAACGGAGGTTCTCCTGGTAGAACTCCATGGCGGTCAGTTGGTCAGCGGTAAGAGCGGTCATTTGCTTTGTCTGAACTGAGATCAGTATAAGGGTGGAAGGGGGAGCAGGTCCCCCTGAAGTGGACGGTTTAGAAATCGGTCAGCATCTCATCCAGGGCGTCGGTGTCAATGGTAGGGTCCATCCAGCGAGCACCGTCAGGGGTCATCTGCCCGAACTGCGATTCCAGGCGGGGGATGAGGGCATCGTACCGGTCATACTGGCG